AAGCTATGATGCGTCCTTCTGCCATCGTAAAAAGCCAGTTCTTATGACCATCACAGAAAAAAAGACTAAAATTACCGGTTTCAGGAATCAGGTTCCAAAACTATCCGCGGACGATCACGGATTCAGGTCGTTTATAGTCCTGCTATCTTCTTGTCGATCTCGTAAATGTTCCTACAAAGCGAATATCTTTCTCAACCACTGATGCGCCAACTCCGGCCAGGCGGCGATTCCTTCAACCGGCTGCCTCAAGCGCGAGAAGCGGGAGAAGAATTGGTTCACCGTTTGCCTTGCGTCGGCGCCTTTGGGGACCGGCCCGATCTGATCATAAGGGGGCGGCAGCTCCATCCCATGATCGATCATGTACTGCACCGTCTCGTAGACCTGCTCCATCGTATAGTCCCGGCCATATTCTCCGGATGCCCATTGCCGATTGGCCAGAGACAACCCGTGCATGCCATTTCCGAATACATGAAGTTCAAACGGAACACCGTTCTCCTTGCATGCTTTGGCGAATAGGAGCGAATTCTCGACAGGCACTGCCTCGTCGGTCGCCGTATGCCACAGGAATACCGGAGGCGTACGATGGGTGACGTGATGTTCCAAAGACATGTATGCCAGCTCTTCTGCCGTTGCTTCCGGACCCAGCAGCGCCTTGAAAGACCCCTGGTGCGCGTATTCTCCGGAACTGATGACCGGATAGGACAGGATGACCGCATCCGGGCGGTTGCTTATGCCTGCGTATTCAGGGCCTGTCTGTTGAAGTTCTTCGGCGTCATGGTGAACGGCCAGACTTCCGCACAAATGTCCGCCGGCCGAAAATCCGCAGATGACGACCTTTTCCGGATCAATCCGAAAATGCGAGGCTTGCTTCCTGACGAACCGGACCGCCTTGGAGATGTCCTTCAGCGCTTGCAGTTTCACAGGATGCTTCTGCGACGGGTTGGTCGTATAGGTGAGCACAAACGCGTTATACCCTTTGTCGTAGAAAGCTTTCGCCACGATTTCCCCTTCCGTGGGAGATACCAGGATGTACCCGCCGCCCGGAACGACAATCATGGCCGGTCTGATTTCCTCATCATCGTGAACATAGGCAACCACATTCGGAATGAACGTTCCGGCCGCCGGATAGCGGTATTCTTCTTTGCTCCATAGGGAATGGGTTTCCATGATCAATCGGCAGATCTCCTTTGCATGATGCTGGCTTCCTGGATAAAAGATAGCATTACTCGGCCACACCGATCAATTGCGACTGAAAAACAAGCTTCAATCCGGTCTGACCCCATGCCGGGCATACCAAAACGGCGCACCCGCCCCGCATCGGGGCAAGCGCGCCGCGCCATCACCACTATTGCTGTTCCCGCAGCATCGCCGCCGCTTCCCGCTCCAGATCCGCGAGCTTCGCGACCCTGCGCCGGAAGTGCTCCTCCGTGCTGAACCGCGCGTTCAGGTAAGCCGTGATCAGGTCCCGGGCGAGCCACGGCCCGACGATCTGCGCGCCAATACACATGACGTTGACGTCGTCGTGCTCCACGCTCTGATGCGCCGAATGCACGTCATGGCACACGGCCGCCCGGATGCCGGGAATTTTGTTGGCCGCGATGCTGGCGCCGACGCCCGTTCCGCATACCATCAGTCCCCGATCGGCCTCACCCTTGCGCACCGAATCGCACACCAGGCGGGCGATGTCGGGAAAATCGACGGGATCCGGGCTGTGGCACCCGTGGTCGATCACCCGGCAGCCCATGGACTCCAAATGATTAATGACGATCTGTTTCATGGCAAATCCGGCGTGATCGCACCCCAAAGCAATGATCATGTCATGTCCTCCGTTCCCCAAGTGCGAATGTACGGCCATTATATCATAGATATGGCGGTTTGATTTCTCTAAAAATCAAGAAAAAAAAGACGCACCGCTCTGTACAGCGGTACGTCCGTAAAAACAGGTTGGAGGGCTTACCCGATCGAGCCTTCCATTTCGAACTTGATTATTCTTGCTTTTCAATCCGCATCATACCGCGTGAAATCCCTTGATTTTACGCGGTTTTTTCATTTTGGGCATTTCGCGTAACATCATAATATTTCATATAATTTTGGTCCGGTTTTGGTCAGGCCAAAATCGTTCGCGCTCAAGAAAAAAATCCCCGCAGCCATCAGCCGACAGGGAATAATATTTCCAATCGCTTGTGATTTTAACCGCGGGAAATCAGGCCGAGGCGATGCAGAATCGTCACGAATCGATAGAAGTCCAGGCTGCTGCCCTGTGGCGTGTCGACGATGCCGGCCGCAACCGCTGCGTCGACGGCTTCTTTCGCCCATTGGGGCGCCTCGTCTATATCGTGTGCCGCGAGCAGCGCGCCGACCTGGGCGGATTGGATTGAAACCTCTTTTCGCAGCGCCGCTACTTCCTGTTGGAGCTGTCGGATGGTATCCAACACCTTGATCGCCTCGTTGATCCGCTCCCATTCCTGCTCATCCATCACAGGCCGCTCACGCCGGCCGCCGCGGCGAACCTCGTCCCGGTGGCTGAGGATGCGCTCCTTGTGCTCGGGCAGTATCATCCGGCTCGATTCCCAGAGCAGGTTTGAGCCGGGTGTCAACTTGTTCACCCGCCTCACGCCGATCGCCTCATCGTCGGCATGCACGCCAATATGCCGTCCACCCGAAACGTCCGCGGTGCACTGGACGCCTCGCAGAACGCCCGCACAACGCCGTCCCGCACGCCCAGCACGCGCTGCGAAAGACGGCCGTCGGTGGACTGGTAGATGATCTCGACGCGGCGGCCTACCCATTTTTGCATCGCAACCACCCCGAACATGTGTTTGTGTTTATTATATGGGAACTAATGTTCGGTATGCAAGCAAAATAAAAAAAGGCTGCAGCGTTGCTACCTCCGCAGTCCTGGATCCTACTTATGCGTTTCGATCAACATTATATCTCTAATCGGGATCCAAAATGATTCAAGCTCCGACTTAATGCAGACGTGGCTGGAATTGCGGCTCTGTATCTTCCCCATATGCCGGCTCCCGTCCTCAGTCAAGATCGTTACGGTTTTCCCAAACCACATCGCATCGGCAATCTCAGATGCTTTTACTCGCACTTCACGTCATCACCATTACAATAGAATTTAAACAATAATATGGCTCCGCCTGCCAACCGGAGCCCGTTCTTTATGGATCAGTCCTGTCCTTTTCTCTGCTTTCTCTTCAAATACGCTTGATGCTCTTCCTCGGTTACCACGAACCTAAATGCTTTCAGTCCAACTTGCTCTGCGTGCAGACGCACCCCATTCCTGAGGGTTATCCATTTGGTATAAATTTCTCTCATTGCTATCAGGCCTCCTGTGGGTATGGTAAATTTTACCCTTGCAGGGAGGCGCTCATAGTGTTACAGTACATTTAAGGTGTGTGTATATGTACTGGCGGCAGGACTATGAGCTTTTCTACAGCCGCGTTGCCGTAGGCCCCCTGCAGGGCATACGGTATTTTTCTTTTCTCATTTAACCCGCCCACCTTTACATCTTTTTATGCTCCGATTGCTCTGCTTCGGGTATACCTCAATTGAATTTCTGCAACCTTTTTTGAAACCTTGTACATTTCTGCCACTTGATTAATTGTAAGTCCATCGATTGCGGTTGAAGGGGCCAGTAACTCTCCCGCAAAAGTATTCGCTTGCCATTCCGGATCTTGATACGGCTTTGGCTTCTCATTGGTCCGTGCCAAACCAATCCGTTCAGGTATGTGCATAATGTAATGACCGATTTCATGAGCAATTGTAAACCTATCTCTTGGTTCATCTTTTATTGCTTTTAGGTAAACGTCTTCACGCAGTACAATCTTTCGATCTTTAGGGTAAGCAATTCCATATTCCTTCATTTTAGCGGTTTCCTTAATCTCCAGGACAAAGTCCTCATCTATTTGCGGCAGACCTTTTTCGAGAAACGGAATGACCGGGAAGGAATCCTTATCCTTCAACCCGACAACATCTCTGATCAGCAATGCCAACTCACGAATTGCTTTCCTGGACATTGGTGCTGCGATGTATGATGGATTCACAGGTCATCACCCTCTGGTTTGATTAAGAATTGACTGAATCTTCTTTTTATCTTCATCATTGAGACCCTTGAGTTCTCTTGCGAATGCGAGCACGAGATCCTTCTCGTCATCCCTCATTTTGGCCAGGTTAAACTTGATGGTCAGTTGAGAATTATGGATGGCTTCCTTAAGCTCTGCCCTTTCTTGAGCACTCAAGGTGTAGTGGATTGAAATTTTGTCGAACCAATCTTGGGGAACATTCCTATTCCCGGTTTCGACTGCGGAAAGGTAAGAAGGGGTCACACCCAACTTATCTGCCATGTCTTTGAGCAATTCCCCGCGATCGATTCTCAACTTTCTGCAGAACTTCCCGAATTGGGTAAGCATGGAAAGTGTCCTCCTCCTAATTGGCTTTCCTGGATTCATTCTACCATAATCCTGTGTTCGGATTCAACTTTTTTTGTTGATCCGTTTAACAGTTGAGCAAATATATCGAATCATCTATTGTTAATCCATGCTCAATAAAAAATCCCCGCCCAGCCATATGGCCGAGCGGGGATTCATTTTCCCAATCGCTTGTGAATTTCAGTCGCGATCTTTCGTCTGCTTGATTACCTGGTGCCCGTACACCGCGAACGCACCGCACAGAATGCCCTGAATGACCGTCTGCGCCGTCAGCCCCTGTAATGCTACCACAGCCCCCACAGCCGCGACAGTTACGATATAAACGATCGTCCAGTCCGGCACCCGCGGCGTCTGCTTCAGTATAACGCCCAACGCCCAGCAGGCGGCCACGACGACGAACAGCGACGGGTCGATGAGTCCGAACAGCGTTTCCCAGTCCACGATCATTTCGCCTCCTTCGGAATCAACCCGGCCCGATGCAAGACCGTCAGGAACCGGTAAAAATCAAACGACCCGCCTGCCGACGGGTCGATCAGTTTCGCGCGCACCGCAGCCTCGACAGCCTCACGCGCCCACGACGGCACGCTGTCCATGCTGTCGCGCTTCCGCAGCGCTTCGACTTCCCGCTGGAGCGTCGCCACTTTCTCCTGCATCTCTTTCAGCGCCTCCATGGCTTTTCTCGCCTCCTCGTCGTATTTTTCGAGTTTGTACGCCGAACGGATCGCCATGATTTTTTCGGCATACGCCGGGTCCGTCGCATACCCGCACGCCCTGAGCGCCCGCGCCTGGCTCGCCGGGTCCGGCGCCTCGACGACTAGCCGGTAACGGCCCAGGTTGTTCAGGAACAGCAGCGCCTGATCTTTCAGGCAGTGCTCAATGCTGTCGTAGGCCCGGAAGTCGGCCGCCGTCTGCACAGTGCGGCCGTCATAGACCTCCCAGGTGCCTTTGCGGACAGCTCGACCGTTCCAGTACGGCGTTTGCCGGCCGCTGCCGACCTTGTATCCGACGATGTTGTTCCACGAGTGGATACGGCCGCCAGTCTCCAGCAGCGTTTGCGCGATGCTCACCGACGGGAACAGCGGGCCGCCATCGACCCGGACCTTCACGGCCACAGGCGCCACAGTGGCGATAAATTCGGCACGCGTCATCGGTCGCTGCCCTCCAATCTGTTGATTCGGTGATGCGCCTGCTTCACCGACTCCTCCACCCGCGTGACGCGCTCGGCCAGCATATCGTAGCGCTGACCCTGACTGCGTATCTCCACCCGCAGATCGTCCACGCCGTCGCGGATATATTTCACCGACGCCCGCAATTCACCGTCCTCGGCGCCGTCCTGATGCACGGTTCGCGACCGTCCGAGCCATCCGAGCACGATCCCTGAAATAGCAGCAGCGGCCGATATGGCCGCCGTGATCGAGAGCGTATCCATTTGACCACCTCCAACAAATCAGTCAGGCCCCGCCTATTCGGCAGAGCCTGCATCTTCTTCGGTCGGCGATTCATCGACCGGATCGGCGACTGTCGGCTCATCGCCCCACACCGCGAAAATGGCGGAGCGGTACGGCTCTGGCAATTCAGCTTCGACAGCGGCACGACCGGTCTGACTGTTTATATATGCACGCCTCCACGGTTCACCGACCGGATACTCCGTGCCATCCAGCTCGACGAGCCTTTGTTTTCGGACGCTCACCGATTCTTCGGTCAGCATATCCAGATAATATTTTTCTTTAACCACTTCAATCCCTCCTGTTATGCAATCTTATACACGCCGCCGAACGCAAGCGTCGTCGAATTCGTGATCTTTGAAGACGAAAGTGCAATGTCGGCAACGTTGTCCCCGTTCTCCCAGAATGAGACTTGGGTGCCGTTCTGGTCTACCCGGGCGGTCAGGTAGTTGTTGTTGCCCATGTTGACGTACCTGAACCATCCGATACTGATCGGGTAATGGCCGTCATTCGCGCAACGGAACGGAAGTCCACGAACGAGAAGACCTCCACCCATACCAGTATCTTTAGCCGAAAGTGCGACTTGTCCCCATACAAACGCAAGGTTGCCAAACCGTACATAGCGGCCATTTTGATTACTGTAGGTGTGGTTCCATGTCCCGGATGTTGATTCGAGAGTTGGCGTCCAGTTCCCAACTTCGATGATGTAATCCGTATTATTGAGATAGAGATGCCCGTCCTTCACGTACAGGCGGTCAAAGTCGGCTTCGTCCCGGGAATACCCCGATGCTCCTGTCTTCGGGAAGAACAGACCTTCTCCGGTCGTGTCGGAAACGTCAGCGAAGAACAATCCGTTGATCCCGATGATGTCGGAATTTGCCATATCGATTCCGTACAAACCGTTTTGGATATGATATCTGCTTCCCGGTGCTTTATAGGGGGCGAGTTCGGAGAGCGGTATTTCACGCCACGAATACCATGTATTGTCGTGCTTGATTCTTATGAACGTGCGGCCACGGCCGATGCCGCCAAGACCGAAGATTTCAGTAGCAATTTGAACCATCCGGGATGCATGACCATACGTTTCAACCGTCCACGCACGACCTGTAGAGCCGGCCCCTCCCAAAGCGGGAAGACCGATAGACACAGCATCGTCCTCAGTCAATAGATCGGCAAAATAAGCCCTCTCCCCAGGTCCCATATCATTAGCAGTAATTCCCAGACTGCTAGAGCCGGTATATTTAGGGGCGTCGCGGCCGATACCGAAATCGCCGACTCTCATCACTCTGCCGGTCGTTTTATCGACTTGACCGACTGTCACATCCCGCGTTGCGGCCGTTCCTAGCCCGGAAATATCCGATGCTTGGAGCGAGACATTGCCCGTCTTCCCTGCCACGGACTTGACGGGCGCCAGCGCGTCGATAGCTTGCTTTGTTCTCTGGGGCGTCATGTAGCGGTTGTTGGCCGTTCCAGCTTCCGCCTCGGACTGCGAAGCAGCAGGATAGTTCTGAACGCTTCCCAGACCGACTTGCTCTTTCGTCACGCCGTGTGGGTTGTTCAAGTTCGAAATATGCGCCGCTGTTGCCTCAAGCGTCGTAGCTGGTGCCGTACGCCAATTGCTTTTACCCGTGACCGCACGAATCATATATGCCAGCCACGACCACAGATTCGTCGGCGAACTGGTGTCGGAATCGGGTGCCGACGAATCATTGATCGTTCTGGTTCCGATTGCTGCGTCCGTCGCAGCGCCGGCCGCCATTTTCCCGGACGTAACCGCGCCGTCCGCCAGTTTCTCCGTGGTTACTGATCCATCCGGATGATCAAGCACCTCGGCCGTGCGGTGATCGTTCATGTCCTTCAGTGTCGCAAAGACGAGCGATTGATCGATGACAGCCGTTACATTCGGCGCTTGTCCAACGACCACAACGCTGTCAATGTGCTTCTCCACGACATCCGGCCCGCCGCCGGGCGGGATATATTCGGCGTTGGACCCGGCGTTCGCATACGCATAGAGGATTTCGCCATCATCCGGGTCCACGGCGAATATCCCAATCTCGCGGAAATAAAAACCGGACGTGAGGTCGCGGTTGGTCAGCACGGCACCGATCACGGCCCGCCCCTGTCCGAGTACCCGCAGCTTCGTGATGTCCAGGCTTATCTTCTCGCTGATGAGGCTCGTCAAATTCGCAATCGGTTGACTTCCAAGGACACCATCTCCGATCGCAACACGTGTATAACGCAGCTCAGCGCCCGCCTGTGCCTTCATCTGGAGGGCAATACCCTTATTCGTCAAAACCAATCCTCCGAACGCGCCCATGCTCCCCCTCCTATACCGTCATGAATTCACCGATATGCAGCGGCATGCCAATGTACATTTGTAGCGTGTCCGTCATCGTGATCTCGATCGCTTCCAAATGAGCCGAGATGCGGCGTACCGAATCAAGCGTTGCAAGGAATTTCCCGGCGTCTTCGGCGGTCACAGCAGCATTCGAGGTGATTACCTTGAATCTTCCCGGCTCGCCGCCGTATTCGAACCATTCTTTGATTTCGCCATCGCCGAATACCTCCTGGATCAACTCCCGAACGGCCGAGGCCGTCCCTTTGCGATGGTGCCACGCGAGCGAGTTTTTGACCAGTTGGCGCTTTTGTTCAATCGGGAGCGCCGGGTCATAGAAATCGACGTGATACTGCCACGCCAGCTCGTCGATCCAACGTTCAGGCAGCGCATCCAAGTTCGCCTGGATCGTCACGCGCGGGATGAGCTGCGACACCTTCCGAATCTCACCGTCGAGTGCTTCAGCTGCCGCTCGGATCGTCGGATCTTCGCGCAGATTCGGAGGCACCAGGTCAATCAGTTTGACGCCCGCAATCTCAATCACTTTCAAGCCCCCCGTACACGACATTGACGGCGCTGGCGACCGCGACATCTGTATCGGGAACAACCGTGTATGTCGGCGACGTCACGGCGACTCGTCGCGCACCGGCTTGCATCACACGACGGATAAGCTCAGACGGGTTGAGATCGCGGCCAATCTTGGATTTTTGCCACAGTACGTAATTGGCCACGGCCTGATCGACAGCATGCTGGATCTCGGTCGCCGACGCCGCGTTTTCCGTGTCAATCCAATAGATCAGATCGACGTCATAGGAGTGCACGGCCGGCGCAAGGACCGTAACGTAATCCGTGAGCGGGCGTACCCGGTCGTCGCTCAGCACGTCTTCCACTTGCTGCAGCACATCGCTCGTCGGCAGCTCGCCGCCGGCCATGAGTACCCGGATTTCCACTTCGACGGGCGCCGGTGAAAGGACGTGTACGTCAATGATGCCGGCGTTCGCTGTTCGGGCCCAATACTCATATGCTCCGCGCGGGCCAGCGACGGAAAACCGTTCCGGAGCAGCGTAGATGCGCTCCCGGTAGGCATCGTCCGTCTCCTCTTCCGCTCCTCCGGCGCTCTCCGTCGTGTTCACCACGCTTGCAACAAACGGAATCGGGTCGACGAGCAGATTGATCTGACCCGGCAGAAACCCGTTCCCGGCCGTTCCAGATTCCGTACACTCCGCCGCCACATCGACGGAGACTTCGCCAGGAGCAATTTCCGCCACGTCCGTCGTCGCGAAATAGATATTTCCTCCCGGACTGACGCGGGTTCCGGCCGGAATCGTCACAGCCTCGGATCGTGGCACCGACAGCGTGAAACGTACTGTCGTCAGGGCAGGCGATGCCGGCAGCCTCGGCGTCTCCACGCGCGCGCCGAGGTGATCGAGCATCTTTCCGCGCGCATACCGCAGCAGATTTTGCTTCGCGGCATCGTTGATCAGCACGCGCTGTTGAACGATCAGGCTCGCGATGGCAGAAAGAAAAAGCCGTACCGGGTCGCCCGGGTACAGCTTTCGGCCACTGATCGCCTCATAGGTCGTGATGATGTTGTTATGAATAGCCTCCGGCTCCGTGTCGATGAGTTGAATGTCCGGCAACTCGTTCAGGCTCATAATGCTTCGCCCCCTTCCTTCAGCCGGAATCGGACAATCGGCGTAAGCTGACCCGTCATATGATCGGCAGCATAGGTCACGGCCGTCACCTCGACGCGTGGTTCATGCTGCTGGATCGCCTCGACGATGCGAGCTGTCAGGCGTGCTTGTGCGACGGGGATCGCTGTATCGAGGTCGGCAAAGTCCACTCCAAATCCGCGGTCGAGCGGAACGCTGCCCTGTGCCGTCGTGATGATCGTACGGAGATTCTGCAGGATCTCGTCCATCCCGCTTGCCGCGAAATTGACCGCCGCAGGCTCGACCGATACGGAATATTCCACGCCCATCCACCCCCTCAGGCATACTCTTTCAGCTGTACTTCCGCCCCGGCGGCCAATAGCCGGCCGGCATTGTCGAACACATCCCAGGTCTGGTCAACGGATTGGATGTACCATTTCCCCGTGCCGAAGGGCAAGCCGCCGATGATGAGCGGTGCGACTACCCCTTCCCTGCACATTCTCGTTAATCGAGCTACTTCGTTCCGAGGGTGAACGCCGAATCGAGCATCAAAGTACATGAAGAAGCTGATTTCGTCTTGACCAGGGCCGAGAAATTGCGATTTTGGATACTGGCCATACACCTCATGCGTCGCCCACCGGGCGGAGCTGGAACGCCGGAAATCCCGGAAAGTCCTGAGCTGCTGCGTCGAGGCGATGAAAACGAGATCGCCGAACGTACCGATCATGAACTTCCCACCTTTCCGAGGCAAAAACCGTTCTCAAGCCCGGAATCGACGAACGCGCAGAGCACCATGTCGTCGACGCTCGGCAAGCCAGCGGTGCCGCTGAAAGGCTGAACGATCGGCAGCCAATCTGTGACCAGGTTGTCCTGGTCGGGTATGACGGCCCGGATTGCCATGCGCACTGCATCCACGCTGGACACGATGCCAATCCTGATGTTTCCCGCCATCAGTACCCCAGCACCTTTCGCAATTCAATTCTCGTGGTGTACCCGGACTGGTTGACCGTATGGCGGGCCGCCTCCACAATATACACAGCATCAAACGCGCCAAACCCGGACAGCTCCACCGTTACACCCTGAACCAGCATGTAATCGCCCATCAGCTCCAGGGTCGCGCGCTGAGCGTCTTTGTTCGCCTGTCTCAGAGCGGCGCGCGCCTTTCGGTTTGCTTCCGCCACGGAGGTCACTCTCTCGTTCAGCTTTAGCGTCGGCCCAGTGGCCCCGGGGATTTTGAACGACCCACGGATCGTCTTCTTTTTCGAATCCGTGTAGGTAATCTCACATGACGCGTATGACGAGCCCACTGTCTGTACATCGAACGAATAGCTGAGGATGTCGCTTTCGCCGCGTACGATTTTCCGGACCGGCTTTTGTACCTCGTACTTCTTTTCATCGAACAGAACGATGGTGTCGTTCGTGATTTTCAGCGCTCCGCCTTCTCGTTCCACCTGCTCGCTCAAAAATGCAAGATCCGTCTCTTCCGACTGGCTGATCCGATCGTAGGTAACTTCCGGCATCTCGTAGAGCAGTTTCAATCCGGCCGCTTTCGCAATCTGATTCGCAATCTGGCGGAGGGTCACATTCTCCCAGGACCGCGTGCGCGTTTCGTTCTTGAGCGACGAATTACCTGGGTAAGAAACGGCTTGAATGGTGATCTCGTCGGGATCCGGGCCCGTGTAACTGATTGAATCCACATCAAAAGTGCCGCATTCCAGCCGGCGATCGATCCCCTCAAAATACCAATCCTTGAGCTCGATAGTCGCTCGCACCCGGTCGCCGCGCCGCGGCATCCAGCTGCTCCGCCATCGTCCGTCCGGATCGGCCAACGTGATCTGCAGATTGTCCGCCCTACCGTTCCCGGAATCCGTGTACGACAGCGAAACCAGAAAGGGCGCAATATCCTGTGAGATATCCGCGCCCTCATAAATCAGATTCACGCTTGCCTGCCTCGGCATCACGACATCCTCCTCCACGGCGGAAGTTCGGAGGCCGGATGCTCCTGCAGCTCCGGCACCTGAAGCACGACGCCGGCGCCGAAAATCACGGTCCGCATATGCTCAGGGTTCGCTTCCATGAGTCGAACTAACTGTAACGAGGAACCATACAGTTTATGGGCGATGCTGTCCCAGGTATCGCCTTGGATTGTCGTGTACTCAGCCACCGAAGCTCAGCCTCCTTTCCTCCCGTACGAACCGCTCCATAAGCGCGCGGAACTCCTCAAACGAAATCCGTACGGCCTCGCGAACCCGCGTCTCGACGCCGGAACCGCCGCCGGATACAGAGATATTTGGCGAAAACGTCACCTGTAGGACAGGTTGTTCACGATCACCGCCGATCAGCCGGTTCGCCAAATCCAGCAGTTGCCTCGATCGAGGACTTTCCTTCAGCGGTATGGCGATTTCCGGGCCGGCCTCGCCGAAGATGGCCGGTTGCGTCGTGATGCCGCCCTCTGCATACTGCCGCATCGAGCCGAACGAAGGAAGATTGAATTGCTGCCGAATGGACTCCGGCACTCCGGTGATGCCGCGAGATTGGTCGAACAGGACTTCGACATTGATTTTCTTTGATGTCGGCAGCTCATTCAATTTTCTGTTGAGTTCGTCTACCGCGATCAGCGCTTCGTCGAACCGCTGCTTTTCAGCCTCCGTCAGATCGTCGTATTTTTTCGCCTGCTCCTCGAGCGTCCCGCCGAGGTCCATTTCGATCAGCTTCAACTGGGCGTCATACAGCGCCTGAAAACTCGATTCGGCCGACCGCAAGTCTTCTTGAGTCTGAACCCACTTCTCATAGTTCTTGTTGAAGGACTCGTAGAATTCTTGCGCATCGAACATCATGTTGGCCCAATTGCCGCCGTAGTCCTTCCCTGTGAGCTCCCGGATCTGTTCAGCCAGTTGCTGCAGCCGCTGGAGCTGCTCGTCATAGGACAAGCTGCTGTCATTCACAATGGCCTGATGCTGCTCGACGAACTGGCTGTATTGGACGTAGGCCTCCCGCGCCTCGTTGTACGCCTCGTCATATTCGGCCAAGCTCTTCGTCAGCTTCTCGTATTCAGCCTGCAAAGCCGGTAAATCGTGCTGCGCCTGTATGACCTTCTGCTCCAGCTCTCGGCGGGCCATTTCTCGCTGCGTCTCGTTGAGCTGCTGGACCAATCCGAGCTGCTCCCGGAAGTTCTCTTTCTTCGCATCTTCGGCCCGAAGGATGTCAGGATTCAGTTCGATCAGTTCCTGCTCGACTTCTTGCAGCCGTTCGCGGGCTGCTGCCAAATCCTCAGCCGACGTCGACGAGTCAGATACGACCGCTTTGAGTCGGTCGTACTCGTTGATCAGTTCATTCGTACGTTTGGCGTGCTCGTCAATACTACCGTAGTCGTCGAACGCATTCCGGAGCGCATCGTCCATGTTCAGCAGCTCACGCCGCGCGCGCTCCTGGGCTTCTCGATAGGCCAGTACGCCAGCTGTCAGAACGCCGACCGCGCCAACGGCAATGCCTACCGGATTTGTGAAAAACCTGAACGCCGACATGAGCTTCGATGCATTTTTCGCGCTCTTACCAGCCCCCTCTGCTGCATCGCTCACCGAGAGAAAACCGCTTACGACCTTCGCGGCGTTTTTCCCGATCATGGCGGCCGGCGTCGCAAGCGCGAGAAACTCGATCAGATCTTTGTTGCGGATGGCCCAATCGGCCAACCGCTCCAGCACAGGAAGGAGTTCCTCGGATATCGGCAAGACGAGGTCAGTCATGAGCTGACGACCCAGCGAAATCCAGTCCTTTTTGACGCTGTCAAGCTTGACCTTCTCGATCTCGTTCATCGTCTCACGGGTCATGTCGAATTGTTCTTGGACTGTACCCAGCGAAGAGACGACCGATATTTCGAGGTCTTCAAACTGCGATCCCATCAGCGCGACGCCGATCTGATTCCGAAGCAGCGGATCCTCGACATTCTGCAGCTGCTCGATGACCATCCGGAATACGTCTTTGCCCTGCAGCGCGCCTGCGGCAAGACCGTCGAGGATTTCCTGCCCGCGGCCCATGATCATTTGGAGCACTTCGAACGTTTTGCTCATCTTGGTGCCGCCAGCTTGCAAATCTTCCAGCATTTGATCCGCTGTTTCTTTGCTCACTTTGGTCAGGAGTTCCATATATTGCTTGGACTTTTTCCCGCCTTTCATCAAGGCGTCCGTCCACTCCACGATGTCATCCGGCGCGAACAGTTGAGCCAATGCGTCGTTGGTTGTCTGGCTGCCGTCCTTGATCCGGATGTTAAACTCCTTGACCACGTCACCCACTTTGTCGAGATTCCACGCGCCGGCTTCCAGTCCGGCCGCGAAGATGTTAAACATTTCGTTGGCGGAAAAACCGAGGGCTGCGAACTGCGGCGCGTACTCGTTGGCGGTGTCAAGCAACTCATTGGACTTGTTCAGACCGCGTTGTGCACCCTGCGCAAGCAGGTTGAACGCCTGCGTAGAGGTGATGCCAAAGTTTCTCGTCATGGTGTCGACGGCCTTCACGCTTTCGCGGAT